CTAGAGTGCCGGTAAACTTGATGATCATGTTTCGTCCATTGGACGAGGCGCCATTAGCGATTGTTAAAGTTTGGTCTGAGGATGCTACATCTAAAGATAGATAACCACCTACAGCTTCCTCTACTAATTCTAGATTAGTGTTGGTTGTAGATCCCCATAGACCTGCTTTTTCACCCGTAGCAATTAATTCAAATTTTTGCGATGTAGAAAATGTTGATGCCATATTGCCTCCAAATTTATATTATGTTTCTATATTTGTCCATGTTTGACTTGCGTTTACGTCTATATCATTCCAAGTCACGACACCTGGTCCGTTGACAGAGGATGTCAATAGATTAGTGCCTAAAACTTCTACTGCTTTAGCCACTATAGTTACAGATCCTACTCCTACAGTTCCTGCTAAATTAGTGGTGACAGTCACGTCCGCAGCCGCCTTTGGTGTCATAGAACCAAGGCTTGATGTAAGTGCGTTGCCACTGAGAGTGACGTTGGCTGTTCCAACGAATGTTAGATCACCAATAGATATGTTATTTACATTAGTTGATACACTAACGTCAGCGTCAGCTCTAGCAGCGGTAATATCTCCTAAGCTTATTGTAGCTTGAATACCCTCTAGATTTACCGGTTGATGAGTAGATTCACCGAAAGCAAATTCAGCAAAAGAGGATATGCCGAACATTGTTTTTTAGCAGTGCAGGCTACAAGGTACGATATAACTTCCGTCTGAGTATGTTTCTATCTTTGTTGTAGATAAAACTTTAGCGACAGTTGACGCTCTCATAATATCATCAGCTTGTACTTTACCTGTGCCGTCTCCTTTTGATTGTATTAAGTCACCTTTAGCAACTGTTTCATCTTTATGTATTCTAATTACAAACGTACCTGTTTGAGCAACCATCATATCATTATAATTGGTGTCATCATTATCCCAAGTTACAAACAAGCCATATACTGCTTTTGATTCAGATGTATCAGACACTTTAGCTTTTGAGTGTTTGACATCACCTTCTTTTTCAATTTTACCTGTGTATTCTACACCATTAGATGTAAATGTAATGTCGTCACCTACACTTTTACTGCCTAAATTTATATACTCTTTAACCTGATAAGCAGGTATCACATTACCTTCTGCGTCTGTAGACTCTGCAACATCTGCTACTGCTTGATACCAATCACACATCTCATCAAGAGATTCCATAATTGTACCACGAAGAATAGTTGGTTTAGAATTATCTGCTAATCTTGACCAGTGACTTCCTGTAAAACCATTGTAAGACACTGTGCTACCACTAACGAGAATAGTACCCTCTGTATTATTTTGTCCTAAAAATCCAAATATTTGACCATCATCAGTAAGTCTATTAAACAAACCCACATTTTGTGCGTTTCTAGTAATATATAATTCTCCTACAGCTCTAACCGCAGACCCTGCTGTGCCTATATCTAAAACTGTTTTTCCTACAAACAAATCACCAGAACTATCAATACGAGCACGCTCAGAGCCATTCCCATCAAATCGTAAGGCATCACTTGCGTGTAAATATCTTACGGCACCTCTGTCAGTTCCTCCACTATCTCCAAAAACAACACTACCATTGCCTGATGTTCCAGATAGTATTGCAAGACCTGAAGAACCACTACCTTCTAATATTAGTTCGTCATTATCAGCATGAACATCTGCTCCACTATCTGCAGTTTTAACATGTATTCCTGAACCTAAATCTTTTGTATTACCAACACCTAAAGTTGGAGTGGTTATTGTGCTACCTGATTGTGCTGTAAAAGTATTAGCAGTAAACTGAAAATCATCCGCACCACCTATCTTAATATCTATCTGGTCATCAGTGTCAGCAGTTATAGATGTATCACCATCGACATCCAATACTAATTCATTACCATTTAAATCTGAGTTTATTGGTCCACCCACTGCACCAGATATTTCTACGATAAATATTGATGCTCCACTTGCAGGTGCTGTAGTAAATGTAATCTGTGTTCCGCCTGTAGCTAGTGTATAGTCTGTTCCAGGTTTTTGTATAACACCATCATGAGATACTAATAGTTGTGCTGCAGAACCAACTTGTGTTCCTAAACTAAATGTTGTGTTAGAACCATTGTAAGTATTACCACTTGTGTCTAAGACAGAGAAGGTTCCGTTTTTAATTGATTGTCCTATGTATGCCATTAACCCTCCAACTCTGCTCTTTTATCTAAGATTTGTTGATTTGTTATGTTTGGGTCAGTTCCTGCCCATGTAACTGTAAAAGTATTTGTATCTACTATTTCTATAGAATAGTGTTCACTTGTTAATGCTCTTATAGCCTCGTGAAATAATTGTGTTAAATTTTTTTCTGACATTATCCGCTAAACTCCATTATTTGAAACATACCTTCATATACTCCCATACTAGTGCCATTTGTACCTGCCCATTGATTTTTAGAAAATTGAGGGGTGTATGTAATAGCTGAAGCTGTTGAAGGGCTATCTAGAAATGTTATGGCCATGCCAACATTAAGATAATTTATACCCGCTAAATCATCTGTTCTATTATCATATTGATATCTTCTACCTGCACCTTCTGCAATAGTGGCTTGAACAATTTTTTCTGTGGTTGTACCACCACTTATTGCTCTTTTAAAATCTAAATCAACATTTAATGCTTGTGATACTCCAGATAAATTATTACCCCAAGTATTCCACGATAACCAAAATTTTGAAGATGAACTAGCTGGCGTTAATGTAATGGCTGAGTTTGTAACATCTGTAAAAGAAGCTGAATTATCTGTGGTTGTTGCATACTGAGTTGTACCACCATCTTGATATATTGCTAATATTTTACCGAGTCCAGAAGACTTAGCTGCAGTAACTGCACTATCTGCTATACCACCAGTTGCTATTTGTGTCTTACTCATCTATCCTCCTATGGTTTAGTAGGCCAAGTTGCGTTCTCGCACTTCTCTACTGTATCTTTTCCTGCAGGTAAGTCTCTTAGATTCTGTCGATATGTTTTCATATCATCACTAAGAGTATTATCTGATAAAGCTAAATAATCTGTCTCTGCTAATAATCTGTTTCTTTTACTTCTTAATTCAGCCAAGGCTCTAGCAGGAGCTGCATCAGCCCATGCTTTCTCTTCAGCGTCCCTGGCGGTCTCTTCTTCCGCTGTAAATTGGACTTTTACTCCGTTTATATTGTGATATCTTGGCATGATCTCTCCTTTATATCAATTTCTCTAGTTAATTCCATACATTTCTATTGTACCTGAGTCTATGTCTCCGCTAGACATTTTAAATTGTATCTCATCTATAGCACTTGTGGTATTAAAATAGCCAGATACAAAAGTATTATTAGTTCTTGGTATTGCACTTTGATAATATTGTGTTGTTGCAATAAAATGTTTTACAAAAGTGGTGCTACTTGGGTCGAATAAAAATAATTCTCCACATAAACTTGAATCATCATCCGTTCCAAAATTATCTGCTAATCTTTGAAAGTCAGTTCCGTTAGCTTGGTCATTACCTGTGTCATATCCTAATGTGCCATTACTTCCATTTTCATCATGTCTAGACACAAAATATGTTGTTGTCATTGTTTCATTAAAACCAGAGCCACCTGCAGCGTTTCCTTGAAAACGAAGTTCGGCAGTTGCAGAACTATGTATATTCACAAATCTAAACTTATAAATATTATATGTGCTATCTATATTACTAGTAAAACTTAACGTGCTACTACTAGATGCTGTCACTGTAGCTAATTTTTTTTCTGCATACTCTAATCCTGCCACAGAGTTAGTTCCTGTAAAAGCATAATTAGCAGTTAGGTCCATGGATGCGGGTTGTATTTTACTTAATGCCATATAACGCTATCCTCCCTGCATCTATATCACCTGATGCCATTTTAAATTGAACCGCATCAATCGCTGATGTAGTGTTAAAATATCCTCCTGAATATAAATCATACAAAACATTATTTCTGTCATATCCAGATGTTCTACTAAAAAAATTAGTTACAAAAGTTGTATCACTAGGATTAAACATCCACAGTTCACCACTCGTGCTTTCGTCACCACCGTTTCCTAGATTTCTTGAGATTCTAGAAAAACCTGTTCCTCCTGCTATGTCTGCACCTGAATCATAAGATAAACTTGCAGCACTGTCATTTTCAAAATGGTTAGCATTAAATATATTGGTTGTTTTAGTTACATTATAATTACTGCCTGTATCTGTTGAACCGTTCCATTGGAATTCAACATTATCATTTTCAGGATGAATATTAACAAATCTAAACAAATATGTTTTGTAAGTATTATCTAATACAACACTATCAGAACCATCAACAAAACTTAATGTGCCACTAGAACTTGCATCTAAATTTTTAATTAAAAATAATTTTTGTGTAGACGTCACTCCAGTTGTTGTGCCTGTAAAAGCATAGTTATCTGTCAGGTCAAAAGAGTTTGCTGCTAATTTACTAAGTGCCATTACACTACTCCAAATAAATCTATTGTTCCGCCTTGTATTTGACCATTAGACATTTTAAATTGTATTGCATTGATTGCACTTGTTGTATTAAAATATCCTGCATTTAGATTTCTTTGAGTTGCATCACTTTTTTGACGAAAATGAGTGTCAGACACAAAGTGTTTTACAAAAGTTGTTGAACTAGGATTATATAAACGCAATATTCCTGAACCTGCTTCTTTAGCATCACTTCCAATGCCCTCCATTAAATATTGAAAGTTAGTGCTTTGTGCTAAATCATTAGAGCCTTCATAGTTTAAACCACTACTACTACCTGCATCATTATGAAATGCTCTAAAAGCAGATGAAGTAATATTTACTCCATAACTACTGCCACCATCAGTGCTTCCTTGAAATTGAAATACTGCATCATTAGTTTCAGGATGTAAGTTGTTAAACACAAACAAATATTCTTTATATGTAGAATCTATACCACTAGTAAAATTTGCAGTATCATCAGAACCATCAGAAGTAAATGTGCTGATTAATACTAAAGGTGTTTCATCAGCTAATCCTGTGACTGTGCCACTAAATCCAAATGTACCTGCAAGATTTAAGCTATTGGCTTTTATCTTGGATAGTGATGTTCCAACTTCTCCAAATGCCATGATTAACCTTTTGGATTGTCTGTTCTTACTTTGTTATAAGCAGTCTTGTAAGCATCCCATTTTGTAGAATCTCCACCAATTTCTTTTTCACAATATGCCTCTGCAAATTCTTGAAAAGTAGGGTAAGATGATTGTCTTGCTCTAGCATAAGATAGTCCATCATAAGAAGTAGTTAAAGATTCTAATTTTGTTTTAATATCTGCTCTAGATATTTCACTAGTGCCATTCATCCATTGAAAAGTACAAGTATCTACATTATCTCCTTCAACAACCACTTCTGCTTTTGGGTTTATAGATAGTATTGCATTTATTATAGTTGGTTCTGTCATTATGATAATATCTCCATTGCAATCATATTTTTTACATAAGCATAAAATGTTTGTGCTCCAGTTTTTCCTTGGTATTTATAAGTTATTTGGCTACTGCTTGATGGCGAGTCCAAATATATGTGTGAGCCACTGTGAATTAAACTATCTGGGTTTCCATTACCAATACTTAATTGTGCAAAATATGACATCTCTTGTAAATCTGTGCTATCTCTAAGTAATTTTACTGTGCCTCGTGCTGTATTTGCACCACCATTAGCAACTCTATTTGTCATCTGCATCATTATTAAAACTTTACTACTAGTTGCTGATGGGGTTATATCTAATGTTAATCCAGTAATGTCAGAGTAACTACTACTAGTGGTAGAATATTCTGATGTATTAACTGCACTGACAACTTGTGCAACTTTACCTTGCCCTTTTATGTGACTAAAATCTATTCTTTTTATTGTACCTGCATCTGATATTAAAAACTCATCTGTATCGGCAGGAGTTGCAGCTAAAGCTGTATGTCCAGATATAACTGTGTTGTCAAAAGAATCTGCATTGACAGTTCCTGCTGCAGGACTAATTGTTCCTACTGCTTTTGCTTGATGTACCACATAAATATTATTTGTACCACTAGGAGGTGCGGCAGCAAATGTTAATGTAGTGCCTGATAAACTATATGCAGAGTTTGGGTCCTGTCTAACATTTTCTACAAAGACTTCTATGTCTAGTGTTGAACTCGGAGCAACATCTAATGTAAACGCTGTTGTACTAGCATCACCACTAAATCTTTTTCCTACTAAAGACTGAAACTGATTGGTTGTATCTATAGGTGTACCAACGTATGCCATTCTAGGTTATCTCCATAATTGATAAAGCTATATCTGCAGCACCTGAAGCTGTTAACGAAAGTGTGTCAGTTGTTTCCATAACCACTTTGTTACCAGACAATAGTTCAAGTGTACCACCTACAGGCACGGGTGCGTTAGTTACTAACTCAACTGTTTGATTAGCTTCGTCGTTTGCGCCTGCTCTGTTGGAAGTATCTGAACCTAAACTTACTGTTGCAGTAATTTGTGATGTTGTTGTGTTACCTACCATGATTCCAAGAACTACTGTTGTTGTAGAACTGGCCACAGTGTAAATAACATCAGCACTTGTTACACCTGCTTTTGTTACTACTTTAAAAGTATTGGCCATTTACCCTCCTATCCTAATGCAATAGCTAATGCTGTTGGATCTTCTGTTGAAAATCCAGCACTAGATAAATATGTTTTTAAATCTGATAAAGCAACTTGCTTCATCGTCCCTGCATCATTGGTAACCACTCTGTCAGCATCTACTAAAGTTGTTGATGAAGCAGCAGTATCACCATCCATGATATTTAATTCTGTAGCTGTAGTAGTCACACCATCAAGTATATTTAATTCAGCGGTTGTTGAAGTTACACCGTCTAGAATATTTAACTCAGCTGCCGTTGATGTAACACCATCTAAGATATTTAATTCAGCTGCGGTGGATGTAACACCGTCTAAGATATTTAACTCTGCGGTTGTTGCGGTCACACCGTCTAATAAGTTTACTTCTGTGGCTGTAGCAGTAATTGCTACATCTTCATTTAGTTTTGGTGAGGTTAATCTTTTGTTTGTCAGTGTTTGTGTAATATCAACAGCGACTAAATCTTGTGTGTCACTGCTACCACTGTTAGGCAATCTTAAAGT